TCTTCCTCGGCGAGTTTTGGTGTATCCTTTTTCATTACAATCTGGTGTCCTTTTTTCCTTTGTTGCAGGGGTAGATTACGAATCTTGTTCAGTTGCTTCGATTCCACCGGTTTCCCATCCACAAGACGCCGAACCTTGGCAACCGTATCTTGCTTGTGCATCTTGTACACCACACCTTCCCCCCCTTTTCCGATCGGATCATTGGAATTTCCTCCCCACAACCATGACATTTATTTTATACGTTATAAAATTTTTTTATTTACAAGAAAAACAATGCTTCCTGTTGTTCTTTCGGTGGTTCTTACTCTTCTTATCGTTATTATTCTTATCATTATCATTATCCGACATATCCAAACAAAAAAACGGAAAATACTCCAGATTGTCATTGCACGCTATGAAGAAGATCTTTCCTGGATCGAGGAAGAACCTTTCTTGTCCTTGTTATCCAAGAACAACATGGACGTGAACATTATTATCTACAACAAGGGTTCGCCGATCCTCTCCCCCTTACGGTCTACCATCCAAGTCAAGACCCTGCCGAATGTCGGTCGATGCGATCATACCTTTCTCCATCACATTGTCCAGCATTACTCGGAATGGAATAAAGAGACCGTTGTTCTTTTCTTACCAGCGACCTGTATGGAAAATCACAAACGAGAAAGGACGCAACGAGTCCTCCAGGCCGTCCTCCAAACCCAGGATACCGTCCTGTGCGGCCCCGTCTATTCACGAGAACAGTGCCGCGATTTCCAACTCGTGCAATGGAAGGCGACATCACCACGTAACTACCTCGCCAACAACGAAACCCACCTCCACCCCGCGGATCCACGACCCCTCGGTAAATGGTTGGACACGTACGTCCCCGACCGCCCTATCCCCGTCTACACGTTTTACAGCATCTTTGCTGTCCATACCCGACATATCCTTCAGCATCCCCTCCAACAATACCAAGACCTTCTCGCAACAGTCGATCATCACTCGAATCCCGAAGCGGGACACTACCTCGAACGAGCGTGGAGCGCAATCTTCTATCCGTACCCCTCGTCCTGTATTCATTATCAGTAGGGGGATTGTTATTTAAAAACATTTTTATTCTTATTATAAAAACATGAAGACGTTGATTGAGGTAGGGGCATTTGACGGCACCGACAGTTTAAATTATCACAGCAATGGATACGTGGTCTACACGTTCGAGCCGCATCAAGGGTTATATGCGGCATTGGTGGAGAGGACCAAGGATCTTGAAAATTATACGGTGATTCCCAAGGCGGTTTCACTAGTCGATGGAAAGACACAATTTAATGTCTGCAAGGCGGGGGGTGCAAGCTCGATCTTACCATTTCGTTCGGACGAGGAACTATTACAAGTTTGGACTGAGCATCGAACCGATGTCCATTATTCAGGGACTTCCTACGAGGTGGAAACGACGCGTCTTGATACCTTTATCGAGGCAAACCATTTGGAAAATACAACCATTGATTTTATCCATATAGACGCACAGGGAGTGGATCTGGAATGTTTAAAGAGTCTTGGAAAGTACATTGAGAATGTGAAAGCGGGTGTTGTCGAAACCGTAAAGGATCGCAACAAGAGCATCTATATCGGTCAGGACGAGAATACATTGGAGAATGTAGAGAAATTCCTATTGGCAAACGGGTTCAAGATTGCAGGCGTGGAACCCAATGACAATATAGACTGTGAATATAATGTATTCTTTGAAAAATAAGAGTAAGATGAATTCAAGATATAATTATGGAAAGGTATTATTAATTGTGTAAATATATATTATTGTGTAAATATATTTTTTATATAAACATTATTTTGTACGTCTTTTTTTAGTTCCATAAACTTCTTGGAAAGCATTCGTCACAATTTTCAACCATTCGTCATCGGCGGCGCCCCGAACGCTTCTGCCGCGTCCGCCCTCGGATAAATGTATTAAATTCTCTGCACCAAGTGTCCGCTCGGTTTGCGACGTAGCCCGAGGTCTCTTTGGACGTCCTCCACCACCACCACCACCTCCAGCTCCAGCTCGTTCACTTTCGACGCGGCGTTTGCATTGTTCGTACCGTGTGGACAGTTTTTTGAAATCATGGGCGATATCAATGAATTTACATCCATGTCGACGCATATAGGCCGTCATCGAGACACCCTTACTTCGGTGTTCTTCTGACAAATCTTTTACCATTTTTTTTTTATAGTAGATGAAAAATAATTTTGAAAATATATATTTTTCAAAATAACGCTCTCGATTGGGATCGAACCAACGACCTACACGTTAACAGCGTGTCGCTCTAACCAACTGAGCTACGAGAGCTTTTTTCTTATAGATTTTGTCACTCTTAAATCATTTCACGAAGATAGGCGACCCAAAAATCGTCTGCATGTCCCCATCCACCCTCCGTGTCCTGATGTATACCGACCTGATAAACAATCCGGAACCCTAGGCTTTCCAGGCGTTCATGGACTTTTTGTTTTTGTTTCTTGTCGGCAAAGTCATTTTCTAGTAAAACACACCGAAGCGAGGGATGGAAAAATTGTGGGTAGGATTCTAAAATCGGTCCCAAGGCTCCCTCACAATCGGCGACAAGAACGGTGGGTTGTATTTGGTGTTGGGTAAGAACTTGTTCGTATTCATGAAACGTCATGGTGGGAACAAGTTGACAGTGAGGCGGAAGAGGTTGTCCATCGGAGGGAGCGGGAAGAGTAACCCAATTTTGTTGCATCAATGGAGTGTCAGAGAGGGCATGACAGGAGACATGGAATCGAAAACCGTTCTGGTCCCGATTTTTTCGTAAGATCTCGGATTCCTCTTGCAGAGTCTCAAAAACAACCATCTTGGAAGAATCCTCCAAGAGACCGGCGAGAATCATGGAGTTACGTCCGATATTCCCACCCAGCTCCACCACATGATCTTGGGGTTGGAGAAACAACATGCTCATTTGTTGCTCGATAATCTCCTCGTCAAAACAACCTCCTTGCAACAACAAACGTTTCTGCAACCGTTCCAAACGAGCCTGATGCTCGGATGTCCACATATCCTTGTACGCATCGTGGGTAATAATTGTTGTTGTCATAAGAAAACAATTCAATATACTCTGTAACTCAGTATACTCAGTAACTCCGTATACTCCATAATAAACATAAAAAAAAATAAGAGATTTTTTGATGGATCCTAAAACCTAAAACTCTCGGTAAAATTCTCGTCGAACCGTTGCTTGTGGAACCTCCAAAAGTCTCGGGATCCGAACCGAAAGTTGGGAGGCACCTTCTTGGCCTTGTACCAGAAAACACAGTCCTCGATCCGGTTGGACTGGGTTGCATTATGGATGTACAGGGCCGTATAATCGTCCGTGATGGCGTCCATGATCTGGCAAAACATGGCAAAATCCGGGATGATTCCCGCGTAATTTTCCCACAGCGTCTTGCGATTTCTCAGGTTGGACTCGCGCAAGATAAATGTCCCATCAATATTCGTTCGAATCACCGGCTTGATATCCATACAGTACTGCAACGAAAGGATAAACCAACATTTCCAATGTCTTCCGTTCTTATATAGACCCTGAAAAATGGGTTTACTGAGAACTTTGGGTTCATCGGTGCAGTCGTCGAGGAGGAGGACGGACCATGGATTGGTGAGATGTTTCTTGGCGATTTTTTGGCGGGCGACAAAGTCCTCGATTTTTTTCTCCTCGAGCCGGTTGTACACAAACGTAGACGGCACGATGCGTTTGTAGTGACCGTTCGAATCCTCGGTGCCGCTCATAATCAGGGCCGTGGGAAAGATGTGGGATTTCTCGTACAACAGGCTCGTGATAAGGGTGGTCTTTCCGGTGTTGTGCACGACACTCCCATCCGCGAGCTGGAAACGGTGGTTGCCGCCGAGGACCACACCGTAATACTGATCGTAAAAATTCCGCCGGATTACAAACTTTTTATAGGTTTCCTTCCCACTTTGCGGATCCACCACGATCCAGCGGAACGAAGTAGACAGTGTATTTAAATTCTTCCGGTACTCCAGGAGTGGGATATCCACCACCGTGTCCAGCTCGGGGCAGTACAACGTGAGGATATGATCCTCGTTGACACGGACGATAGGTATCTCATCGTCCTCGCTATCCGAGTCGTTATTGTTATGGTTATGGTTATTATTTTCTTGAACCTCATAAATGGTATAAAACCGTCCCCATCCCGCACAAATGTCCAGGACGGGCTGCGGCTGGCCTCGATCTCCTACTAGCACATCGTCCGTCGTAATATCCTCAATCTTTTTGTTCTTTTTTTTATTAAACAACTTGACCAAGGTTCCTAACCCAAAACACCCGGGTTTCCCAATCACCACAATTTTAGACCCACCCTGATCCGGGTTCAAGTGTTTCTTGAAAGACGGTGCAATAATATCCACATCTAACGGTTTAATTCGTAATTCCATTTTTGTTAAAACAAGTTTCTTGTTTAAACTAGTATTATTATTGATAGCCGGAGGGGAGGTGGTGGGCGACGGTACGAAAACCTTCACGGAGACAGAAGCCTTCGGTCACAGGAGCCGGGGGACATACGGGGCATACGGGGCATGCCGGACATGCGGCACAGGAGACTGAGATTTGAACGGGCGTGGCACCGGAGGGTTTGGGGGGGTTTTTGTTGACCGTGGGAGCGGCGGGTTTCTTTGCACTCGGTGCGACCGCGGGGGTCTTGGCAGCCGGAGGAGAGGGGCGGAAATATTCATTCGATCGAGGGGGGGAGGTCATCATCACATTCCAATCGATTGGTGGTGCTTTCCTTCTTGCATTACAACCGCAAGACATTTTTACTGTAAGGTCGGAAAGAAAAAAATTATTTGTTTTTACGGGGCGCAGGACGGATAAAAAGAGTTTCATGCTGGGTCTGCACCGCATACTGATCCCATATCTCGGTCGGTACCTGGGCCTTTGGCATCATGGATCGTTTGATGAGGGAAAGACGGAGGATCCAGTGGGGTAGACGGAGCGTGCGTTCCCCACGACTGTCCATGATCTGCCGGATTTTTTGCTTGTACTTTTTTGCACGGGCTTCCATGAGCTTGGCCTGGTCATCGGCCTGTTTAAATTTCACAATGAGTTCGACGAGTCGGTCATTCTCGTTTTCGTGATTCATAACAATTTTTTAATATTTGGTATGATTATAAAATTATAAAATTATAAAATTATAAAATTATAAAATTATAAAATTATAAAATG